CTTCCCTCCAACTGGGACGACCCAGCGGTACGACAGAGTGTACACCTCCTTCTCACGACTCAGCATTCCGTGCTTATCAAGCACGGGGTCGCCGAACCTTCGAAGGTGATGCATTCCCCGTCGTTCCCGGTGCTCCTTCACAGGAGTACCGGACGTCGCGCGCAAGCGCAACGTTAAGGCGAGTAGGGCCTCATCGTAGCCTGGGAAGGCTACTTGAAGCTTCCGGAAGACTCGACAGCGGACTCCTCGGCTAGGTTCGGTTTTACCGAACTTGAACTCGTCGAAAGGAACAAGCCATCCGTCGTCACCTTCAGATCCCAATGGGAGCTGAAGTCCTGAACTGTCTGGGTATAAGCGACGAGCGGCTGACCACGCATTAAAAATGCGAGAGTCAAGCCCGTCACCGCCACCAAGACGATCAGCAAGACGAATGAGCCTGTTCCCCAGACGAATAGCCTCGGGATACGAGTCGGGTACTTCCTTCTGGTAGGCCGGTGTGACATCTTTATCTCCGAAGAAATGTTTACCGCAACTTTCGTAGAATTGGCCGGACACATGGGATTTCTCCACATTTGTCTTAAAGCCAACAACACTTAGGGCTGCAATAACTTCCTCGGCGACCTGCTTTTGGCAGATGATGTCATCACCGTACACTGCCACTACTCCCCCTGGGCACTTGTCATCTGTTATGGCCTGTGTGATGGCCCAAAAGACAAGCGACTCCAATTCGAACGTGAATCCATTTCCCATCGAGGAAAACTTCTCAAGTCGAATCGGAGTTCCATCCGGCATAGCCGTGTATGGACATCTGAGCGCGTCTAAAAACATCGCCCAGTCCAGAGGCAGAAGCTCGTAAACGAGCTCCAGGCACACGGTGTCAGACGCCATAGACAAGTCTATGGTCGCGAGGTCTAGCTCGATAGCCTTCCCGGCTAGAGACTGGTTCCTCGTCTGATCATTCAGATCGACACCAACGCGTTTAAGGCGAGACCTTAGGTAGTCACCTACCGACTTTTGGAGAAAGGAGTTTCCCCGCGGTTCGATGGCAATAACCCGATCCGTCTTCGCGTTCTTAGGCACAGTTTCCAATCTGTTACCGTCAACGACCCTGAAGGTCGAAGGTAGTAACGAGTACGGTCCTTCCGGGAACGTACTGAGGATTGTGTAAGACCAATGAAGGTCCGTCTCGATAACGCTTTTGAAGTAATCTAAGGCGTTACGAGTAACTGTGATGGGAAGTTCACACATTTTGGTGTCCGGGAAAGCGCGGCGTCGAGGAATCTCGAGCGTTGCCCCAGGACCCCAGCCCTCTCGACCTTCAACGTGAAAGAGGCTGAATGGACCTATTAGACGAGCGATTTTTCGTTGCGCGCTGTGAAGTACAGCGTGCACTGGGGAGCTTTGTCCCCGTCGCAAGTTTCGTATGGTCCGGTTGGCCTCTGCACATTGATGTTCAGCGAGTGTGAATCGCCGAAGTGCCTCAGCTTCAGTGTCAATTCCGGTTGCCAGTCCCTTGTATTTCGACAAGTAACTGACGATCGCGTAATCGATTTTGAAGCTGTCTGGATCGAGATAGTCTTCCGGTCGGATGTCAACTTTGGCCAATTCCTCGTGAGAGTATTTGAACCGAAGCCAGCACCCTAGGGAGACCGGCGTATTTGCCGCCTTGCACAGAGCTAGGTAAACCTGCTCAATCTTCACAGATTTGTGCATAGAACCTTTCGACTAAAATCTCAGGTTGGGGAAGTGCCGACCTACTCGGTTAGAAGTAGGACTGCAGTTGCTCGATGACGAGAGAGATGTTGGCATCCGCCAGCACCTTCTCGGTGTACTTCCGCAGGTCCTTACGGTCCTGCAGAGTTCCACGCTCAGGAAGCATCAGTTCGACGTTCGCCCGCGCAATGTAGGCGATCGTCGGCGGCGGCGTATAGCCGGCGCTGGTGTTTCCGAGAGTTTCGAGCTTCGGGGTGTGAATCCCGATCTTCGCCCGCGACATACGTTCGCGACTGGTCTGGCCGGGCGCCGGGTTGCGTGGTCGCTTCAGTTCAACACTGATGCGATTCCACCCAATTTCGGCGCTTCCGGCTGACTGGTCTTCGAACCACCAGACTCCATTGGAGTCGGGGCCGAGCGGGATGAAAGTGTGGTTCACAGGGGTCGCCTGTGCGTCAGCCAAGACGATATTGGCAACAGCGGGCATAGAGGGTTCTCTTTCCACATAAAGGGTTGAAGTATAGATACGGTCAACACCGGCCTGTTACAACAGGTACGGACCGACTACGCACTAGAATTTAATCTAGAAGATGGAAGACCGATGCTGTCCCTTCGGGACGCGCTTCGATATCCCTCCTTGCCAGATTAGTGACGCGGCACTAGCAAGCCGCTGCCAGCCTAACTCTACGTCGAACTTCGGCGGGTAGGGTAGCACAACGTTCGTGAGAACGCTGCGCTTCTTCCCCGAGTCGAGTTTTACCCCATACAAACGGTATTCCGCAAGTCTGTTAGCGCCGTATTTCTTATCGGCATTAACAGTTAGCGTCACACCAGCTTTGTAGGTGAGGGTTTTATACCCGATGACGAAGTTATCTTTGTAGAGAAAAGCTGACTCCATGTTGCGGAGATACGATCCAACGTCGAAGACCCAGTCTGCGACGAAGGAGTACGGAACCAGTTCCCATACTATGGAAACTGGGTTGAGGGACGTCCAATCCCCCAACCTCTGCAACACGGTATCATTAATCGCGAGAACGTACACAATTTCACAACGGCGCGAGGACCATTCGGCTCCCACCACGGGAACCGGTCCAGTGCCAAAGTCTATTGTGTTCGCGACTTGCAGTACATTAAGTTGCTTAGAACGCTTCTTAATACGCATCAGCGTTTGCCCACTGCGTTTGACATTGTCAGCCGCAGTGTATATATCACTGATGATGGGACGAATCCCGTACTGCCAAGTGAGCCACGCTTCGGATGATAAGTCCGGAACGTTGGTGAAGACTCGCTTGCCATACGTCCTCTTGAAGTCAAGGACGCGACCTACCAGTTTGGTGAGTTGCCGTTGCAAACCGACGGTTTGCCCGGCCTCCGCCAACGTTACAGCCAGATCAACGCCGCCGCGAACGGCTTCGTTAACCTTGCTTAGGCATTGGTTTTCCAAGTCCGCCATGGAAGCGAACCCCACGGGGACCTTATACGTGTGGTTAAACGCATAAGGTTGTGGTCCGGTAGTCTCAGTGGAGTCAAGACCGCTCAACGCAAGATCCTTAACACGACCACGCCAGTTCGAGGACCCGATGAATTTTGTATATTCATGCGGGTGGATTTGATCCTTCCTCGGAGGCCGGCTAATCGTGTCCTGGACTACGTAAAGCAGCTTAGACCCATACTGCTGACGAGCCTGCGTAGTGGTTATGGCGCCGTTCGAAAACGACGTCGTTCGCCGCCACGCTAACAAGTCAGCGGATGTGGTCTGCACACATAACTCCTTTTAACATTTACAACGCGCTGGCGTCACAACCAGCTGTTGCGTTAAAGGCCCCTGATAAGGGCCGGTCCTGGCGTCAGAAAGCGACGAAAATCCATTCAATCACGAATCTCAACACGAAGTCGAGAAACGCAACGAATAGATCGACGTCATCAGTCTGACCTTCCAGGGCTGAGAAGAATCCTCGCATCCGTTATCATCCCATGAAAAGGATCCACGATACGGTCTTCCCAGTGTTCAGGTTGATGTACATGAACGAATGAGATTCGTCGTCGAACATGCTATGTCCAGGGGACAGCTTGTTGCGAACGAGAGCCTCAAACATCATGAGATCAACGAGCACCCGAAACTCAGAGGGCGTCAAGTGGTCACTTTCCTCAAAGCCCGCAAGGGCTTCGGAATATGCCGCTTTAACCTTCGAGAACGGCGTCTCGAATGCAGCTGCGATAGCACCCAGTACATCACAGATGTCTACGTCGTTACCGACGTATTCACCGAAGTTGACTGTGTAGCTAACGAAGTGAGCTTTAGAGAGCGTTGAGAAGTTACGCATAGTAATCCTTTAAGTGAATGAATAACGGAGAGAGG